GTCCAACTTTACGTTGTGTCTTCCAATAGATTGTTGAAACACGCATTAAGTTTCCATCACCCCATTGCTCTAAGTCTTCACTTTGAGAAAGTATCTGTGTTAGTATGTCTCCCCCACGTGCAGGATCAGCCATGTAATTACTTGCATATTGTCTATATGCTAAACCTGGCATGTTTGTATTCCATTCATGAGATCTGGTAGCATCATAATAAGAGCCATCATTTTGATAACCGTTTACTTGATATTGAGCTGAACGTGCAGGGTATATTCTTTGTAATGATGAAAGTTGTCTTTCATCCATTAGAAATCCGTACTTATCCACTACATCAGATACAGTCATTAGATCTACTTTACCAACATAGTTAGAATCAGCTATATATCTTTGATCTGGAGATTTTTGATAAAATGTTAATACGGGATTCCATAACTCTACATCATAATCATCTTCCAACATACGGAAATGCCAAAACTCTCTATCAGCAATAAGCATATCTCTAAAGCCTCTCTCCTCAAGCTCTTGCATTTTAAATCTTTCCTCATCTACATTTAATTGATGAGTTGCCCATTCTTCTATACTACTTCTATAAGATTTACTAAAGTAGTCTTCTATTTCAGGAAGGGTTTTTAAATTATCTGGTGATAATTGTTGTTGTGCTTCTTCAGAACCAGGATCCATTCCTGCTTCAATCATTTTTCCAACTAGACTTCTTTCTGCATCTGCCAATAAAGATTCTTCTATTTCAGATTTTTTTAGCTCAAGCATTTCATTATATGACTTGTCATCTACAGCTCTGAATTGTACTTTGTTATATCGTTTGGTAAATTCTCCGCTTAATACATTAATTACATTTGGTACAATAGGATAAAATTTAAGTTCTAACGCAGAATCATTTTCCTTTGTTAGAACATCCATCATTTCCTTATAATCATTGTCTTCCTCAACAATATAATCTGACTTATCAATAATACCTTTGGCAAGCTTATAATTTTTTAATAGTCTTCTTGCGTTTGTTCTTAAAAACTCCACACCCTGTAATTCTAGCCAATCTAAATTCCATGCTGCCCAATCATCAGTTTTTTCTGAGTATGGTAAAAACTGTACTGGTTGAGTTAAACTAGAATACGTAGGGCCTCCCTCAGCCTTAGCACCATTTTTTAACTGCATTGCATTTAATACTCTCATTCCGTATTTATTTAGTTATGTCTATTTATAATTTTTAAATCCTGATCTTCTTGGTCTATTACTATCAGACTTAGATGATCGCCCAATATTTTTAAACGGACTATACTTTAATTTACCCATTTTTTCTGAATTTACCAAAGAATTAGCCTCTGATTCACGTCTTTTTGAATAACCCCTGTTTGATTGCTGTATTTTTGCAAAAGCAACTAACGCACCAAAAGCCACTAATCTGTCTACGTTTAATCCTGGGTAGTACGCTAGCATTTCCTTTATAAGCATAGGATCAGGGACTCTTTCTACACCTAAAGTTTGTGAAGTTACAACACCATTGATATCGGTTTCTTCATCAGTTACTTCTCTTAAAAATTCTATGGCATAAGAAATTAAATGGCTTTTAAAAAGTGTGCCTGTATTTTTCCAACCATATTCTTGATAAACAGTTTTATTAGCACCTATATCTTTTAGAAATAATATCTGTTGTTTAGGAACTAAATACTTTTGTTTTTTTCTTGCTATCATATGTTGGATAAATAATGAGATATTATTCTCCACTACTGTCCATGCATTATACCATTCTATAATTAATTCTAATCTTTCATGTGTCTTATTGATATCATCAAATCTACCACACCATGCAGCCACTATCTTATCTTTCTCTAAGAATTGCTCTACATCCCCCGCTTCAGTAGTCCTGGTTACCTCCGTTGCATTCTTATATACAAAAATACTACATAATGAATCAGACGTGGTAGTCTTTCCTTCTGATACAGGGTCAATAGACGCATAGTACGCTCCAAATCCGGGAGATGGGATAGGTCTTTCCCAAACTACTATGGTTCCTGTTTTATCTATTTGTTTTTTATCTACTGGAAATTTAGATATGGGTAACTTATTAGTTCTTTTAGCTGATATACCTTTTTCATCTCTATCTAATTCAATAAGTTCATAAGGATATTCTTTCTCTTCAATTCTTTTTTGTTGTCTGGTCAATACTCCTTGAGGAAATATTGAAGCTTTTCTATATGCAAAAGCTTCTGCTATATTCATTGGCTTTTGAGAAATCCTTAATTGAAATTGCTCACCATTTAGTTCATTTTTCCAACGGTCCCTTTCTTCAATAATTGCTTCTATAGCTTCCTCTACTAATGAGTTACCGTATTTATCAATATAAGGGGGCATAGACCACTGTTCAGGTATAAAGAGTCCTGCCATACCTATAGCACCATCGGCATCCATCAGGTTTGTTTCTACGGCATATATATCATTTGCTTTAGGATTTAGAATCATTTCTTTTAATGGATTGCATTGCTGCAAGTCTCCCACTGATCCCGCAGCTATAAACATACCTGTAGTCATCATTCCAGATGACATAGCTGGACGTAAATACTCATATGTATCTGACATCTTGGGGGCAATACCCGCTTCCTCATGAAAAAAGATTGTACATGGTCCACCTACTCCTGTAGTAGCATTTTTTTCAAATGATCCACCTTGTATTTTAGATTTTAATCCTCTTGCAGTTTTTCTATTTCCTATCTTAACCTCAATCTGTTGTTGCCAAAGTAAAACTTTTTCAGGATTACTAGGTCTATACCAAGCAGTATGCTCATTAAGAAAAGTTTTATATTCATCTAAGAATTTCCAAGAACCTTTATCATTAATAAAATCTTTTAATGAAGCTCCAATTTTACATATACTTCCCTCTTCAAACCAGTAGGTATTTATAATCTTACCCATGTGAAAGTAAGAAGATGCTATCTGACGTTTTTTTAATATAGCAGAATGTTGATTATTTAACTCAGCCAACAATTCATATAAAGCCATATGATATTGAGCATCTCTTACTTTTGCAAAACCATATTTTTTTTCTTCTTTATCAAAGATTGGTAAAAAATTTAACCACATATAATAATCTCTAGTCAAGAAAAAACTTTTCCCTCCGCCTTTGTATATCACACCTTCCCTACACTTATTCTTTTGGTCTTCCCAATAATTGGTAAAGTCTTTAGATCTAAAAGGTTTATTACAATAAAAACCTTGCTCATTAAATGCTTTGGCTTCTGTATTAAATTCAAAAGCCATTTCATTAAAACCATAGAGTCCTGGCTCACTGAATATACTTAATATGTATTCAATAAACGCAGGCTCATCTATGAATTCAGTAGTTCCCCATTCACCGTTATGATATGTGGGAATAATTTTATACATCTACTATGATTGCAAATACATCACCCTCTTGAATAAGTAAATGATCTTCACCATCATGTTCCATTGTAGTTGGTAAACAGTGTTCTGTATATTGTACAACATCTCCAACTTTAATTTCTTCTACAGTTTTACCTATTCCTACAACAGTGCCTTTATATTCTTTTTTTTGTGCCATTTCAGGTAAATATAATCCCGAAGCTGTTTTAGTCTTGGCCTTTTTTTGTTTGATCAGTAGCTTCTTCCCCACTGGTATTACTTGTTGTCCCATTTTCTTTAGTTTTTGGTTTAATATCTTTAAAAGTTTGTTCGTCCCAATAGCAGAAATGCCATGATTCTTTTTTACTATGCATTATAATTGATCATATGCTAAGCCAGCTCCTCCACGAACTGAACTTTCTTGTTCCTGCTTCATATCAGTAAATGCTCCCTTATATGATTGTCTAATTTGCTCAAATTTAGCAGCAGCATTTATCATAGAGTTCATGTTACCATCCCTCCCATGTTCAATAGGAGTTACTTCCATATACTTTGCTAATCTATCTAACATGGCTTTAATACCTACATAAGCTCTATACGTAGGTGTTTCATACATTTGTTTGCACATATCTAATGCATATCTAATTTCTGCATCTTCAGTAGATTCTTCTAATTTTATTTCTTCAATAATTATATCTTCTTTCTCATGCTCAGGTAAATTGAAGAATGGATTTAAGTCAGGATTAGGGCAACTCATATAAAATATATACTGATATACTTGCATATATGTTTTAGAATATTTATCCATTATAACTTTTAGAAAAGGAAGTGCATAACAATGTTCAGATGGTATTACTTTACTATTTTGTATATCAAATAATCTTACTATCATGGTTTATATATTTTATAATGCATCAATATAAGCTTTTATTGTAGCATATGAGTCAGTAACATAAAGCGGTGTCATTAATCCAGTTATATATACTTGACGCACATCCATAATGCTACCATCTGGTTGATATGCTGATCCTACACCAGCTAATGAAACAGGATTTATTGCTAATGGAGATGCAGAGCTATTTACTACATACATTGTATTGGGTGTTTGTGCAGGGAGCGATTGTGCTAAAACAACTTGTGTTAATTGAATTGATGCCATTATTGTTTGTCTTTTAACCACATTATAAGAGAGGATACTTCATCTTTTAAGTATGGTAGTTCATATATTTTTACTTCATCTAAAACAGGCTCGCCATTTATACTTTCATTAATAGGATATCCATTTGAATCTTCACCCACTTGTACAAATTTAACATGTTGTATTGTTAACTTACCTATTTTTAATTTGGGGTTGTGTTTCTTAATAATATACGCATAAATACTGAGTTGTAAGTTATAATGGTTGATATTACAATCATCTAAATTATTAACTGGCTTATATAGTTTATTAGTAATACCCTCCCAATTAGTGTAGCCCTTTTCTTTAATTTCTTTATTTGTTTTGTAATCATGGATATTAATATATCCATCCACCACCTCAACTAAATCTGCTTGTCCGCATAACTTTGCAGATTTTAGATATACCATGTGTTCAGGATATACACCCTCCTCAAGTTTTTGTTCTGGTGCTAGTTTAAGTCCACTTTCCGTAATTATAGGTTTAATAATAGGAACTTCTGTTCCATTACGCTCAATAGTAGTAAAGTCTAACATATCGGCTTCCCTTTGGTTGTGATACCAGTTGCCTAGTGTAATTGCTCTGTGTGTTTCATTATCCCATGCAGATAATATTTCTTTTTCAGTCATATTATACCACTTAGATCTTTTATTCTTAGAGGATTTTTTAGCTTGTCCCTTCCTATCAAATTTAGGTTTAAACATCCCTATAAAAGATGTTACACTAGTCCAATCTATTTTATCTTGATCATTGCTTTCATAAACATGACCTTCTTCTTTAAATACTATTGCCATCTTAGTAAGTTAGTGTAGTATACCAATATCCATTTTGCTGGTTAGTGATTATACTACTGATTTCTCCGTTGTACACGTAATTAATTTTAATGCTCATTATTTTCTATTTGTTTATTAATTAGTTCTGCCGTTTCCTCAGATACTAATGATTGCCAATATCCTTTAGGACATTCTGAAGATAACGACCTCATTTTAAATGCTAAACTGCACCCACAATCCGAACAACATGGTTGAGTTCCAGGAGCTAAACAATCATCTCCTTTAGCATCAAACAAACTGCAATTAATACAAACTTTCCACCTGTCTGTTACTACAGCTTCTATATGTTCTTTCTTAAACATATTATTTTTTATTCCTTCAGTAATCTGATCTAAATTCTTAAAAGCATCTAGATATTTTTTTAAAGATTTAATCATTTTTTTTATTTTTAAAATCTTTTTTTAACTCTAAGTTTTTTTCTAGTTTATTAAGAGCATTTGTCATTTGATCTATGTTCTCAATTATATTCTCACTCTTAGCGTAACCGTTATAAGTTCTTTTAGCAATATTACCCAGCATACTTTTGTTTTTTTTTATTGCTATTTCTAATCTACCTTTTCTTAGTTCAAAAGTACCTAACCCGTCTACATTAATTTTAGGGTAATCTAATTTTGATAATTTCTTTCTTAGTTTTCCATAGTAAAAAGTTATAAAGTCTTCTACTACTTGATGATGAACGCCTACTTCTTCAGCTATTCCTTTATAAAATTCTTTATGCTTCTTGGGATTCACTGCCTAAAATTTTATAGTCCAATAATACTAAACCATCTTTTTGCACATTTATAGTTTTATTTAAAACTATAGTTTTTTTATTGCTTCCTTTTTTAATCACTAAATTTTTCTTTTCTGCTTTTGATATAGCATTTCTAGCTGACTGAGCACTTTTAAAAATTTTTAGTTCTGTTAACAAAATGCAAAATTTAGATATTTCTATTTTAGGGTTTTTAGCTAATGCTGCTAAAAATTCTAAGTCAGAATTACTTATTATTATGCGTTCAAAAAAACAAAAGGTTAGTATTTGATATTTAATACTATTGTTTAAATTAACTTTTAATTTTAAATCTACTTTATTTACTATTGCCATATCTATAAGCTTAATATCATATCAACAAGATCTGGATCAGGATAACAGTCTGATTTATCATTTCTTACATTGGTATGTGTTAATAATCCCTGTATCTTTCCTAGACTTGCATCCATTTGAAAACCAAAGCCTTTAGTTGGGCCATGCTTTTGTATAAATTGTTTTAACCCAAGTCTAATATCTATACCATCTCTTTCACCTACATATCTAATCCACTTTTCTGTCTCCTTTATCTGTGCTTCAGAATATCTATGGTATTTTAAGTGCCCTTTAAAATGTTCCTTTAACTCTATTACTTCTTTAGGAGTTACTGTAGTCCCCACATATGTTTTATCATCATCATCTAAATAACCCATGGCACATATCTCTAATCCTACAGAATGCCTGTTCATCCATCCCGAATGAGTGCGCCCTAAGTGCCATGCCTGGCACCCTTCTGGAAATGCTTGAACCATAACTCCGTCATACTCATCATCACCTGTTTTATGGTTTCTACCACCTAAGACAAATTCAGTGGCAATCCTACCTCTGCTGTCTCGTCCCCAATGATCAATGGTTCTGTAAGGATTATTATTTCCTGCGGTATGATGCAAAAATACATAATTGTTTTTTATTGGTCCTTCAATATACTGACCTTTAGGTAAATAATGTTTATGAATTAATTGATCAAAACTAGTGGTATAGTATTGTGATGATACATCCGTATCTTCATCAATTGCTTCTAAAGCAACTTTAGTTTTATTAAATAATAAAGCCCACATTTCACTATCCACTATACCAGTTACAGTCAAGCCATTAGATAATTGATATCTTATAACAGCTTTTTCTGTAAGTGGTCCAAAAATTCCATCAGCTTTTAAACCTAATTTATCTTGTAAATGTTTTACGTTAAGAGTTCTGTCTCCTTTTTTAATTAACATGATATTAAATTTTAAGTTTATCCTACATTCATTGCTGCATTTTCCATAGCCTGTTTAAATGCTGTGGCTTCTTCTGAATCTGGATTTACACCACCGTCTTTTTGGTCTGCGTAAGTTTGAGACATAAACATTTGAGCTTGCATCCTTTCTGCTCTAGCTTTTTCAATAGTAGATAAAAGAGTTTCATATTCAGCTTGAATCTCTAAGTGCTGAATATTGTCTTTGTAAAAAGCAGTGATTTCATCTCTTCTAGCATTGAGTTCTTCTTTGCTAAGAGTTGGCTCCTTTTCATCTAAACTTGGGTTGGTTTTTGAATCTGACATTTTAATTATTTTTAGTTATACATTACACAAATATATGTAAATAGTTTAACTAAAAAAAGTTTATTGCCAATTATTTCTTTTTAGATTTAGCGCCAGAACATTTCCATCGTTTGCGAGACAAGTTATTAGGTGTGTTAGGATCATTTCGTTTCTTTTTAGAAACTCTTTTTTTAATACCTAAACTCCTAGCACAATAACTGTCCCCTTTAGATGTTCCAGGTTTAACTCTTGGACCACCACCTTTAGCTTTTCCCGCCTGTCCATAACTTACCTTCTTACCACTAGCTGTAACTTTTACTTTTGCTTTTCCTTTTCTAGGCGTTGCCATTACTTTTTGATTGTTTTAATTTTACCATTAGTAGTGCGAGCATACTTATGGGTTTTGGTTTCCCTTATAAGAGTTCCACTATAGGTTTTGCCTCCCCATTTCCAACTTACTTTCTTTGCCATCTAATCTATTTGTTTAATTTAGTATCAGGAAAGGTTTCATGCATAATGTCACGAATCTTAGCGCAACGTTCGTACTCTTCAGTATCCGCATAATAATAAAGCATATTCTCTAACTCATATAACATGGGTCCTTCTTCAGGATCAAATGCCAGAACAGTAGTTAGGTTCTCACTAAACTTATCATCAAGCATATCATTGAATGTCATTTCATTTGTAAGAATACGATATGAGTTGCTAAATGCGTCCGCCAGTATTTCCTGATCTATCTGCCTCTGCTTAATCTCTTGTAAAGGATCCGGACCTTCTTCGTACTCATCTTGCTCATCATAATTGCTCATGGGTTCTGTTTTTAGTGAATAGGTCTATACTATAATATACAAAATTAATAGAATAATTAAAAGTAAAAAAGATTATCATTATTTTTTTTTAAATAAATTTTTTTTGCCTAAATAAAAAATTAGTGTGTATTGCATTATTGAGAGGTACTGTAGTTTTGCTCCCCAGCTAATTTTTGTGGTAGGGTATCCCCCCGTAAATTTCCACCTATTAATTCATTTATTTTGAATAATTCAAACAAAGTTTACTTTAGGAAAGTAAACATCAATGCTGAGAGAAACACAGCAACAGTAATCGTATCCTCTGCTCCACTGGCAAGCAAGGTAACTACTATCCTGGGAAAGGAAGTAGCAACAAGGTCACAGTCTAACATAACCTTCGGTGTCTTATCTCTATTAGACCCTGAGACAAACGAGACTATGAG